AACGGAGGGATTTTAGGACACAAAAGAAACATTCTTAAAGGTCAAGGTGAATATTATTGTGGTGTGGGTCATAATGTCGCGGGACGTGATTTTGTTGAGGACCATTTAAATATGTGTTTAGAATATGGTATTGATATTACAGGAACAAATGCTGAAGTTGCATTAGGTCAGTGGGAATATCAAGTATTTTCAAAAGGTAAATTAAAAGGTGGTGATGACCTATGGATGAGTAGATACTTCTTATATAAAATTTCTGAAAAGTATAACTATCATATTGATTTACACCCTAAACCACTTACACACGGAGCATGGAATGGTTCAGGATTACATACCAACTTCTCAAACAATAAAATGAGAAATGAAGGTGGGTATGAATATTTCTTAGCAATTTTCAATTCATTTGCATCAAGACACGAAGAACACATCAAAGCGTATGGTTCAAACAATCACTTACGTTTGACTGGTGGGTTTGAGACACAAGCAATTGATAAATTTAGTTGGGGTGTGTCTGATAGAGGGGCATCAATTAGAGTTCCACAGGACACGGCAAAAGAATGGAAAGGTTATGTTGAAGATAGAAGACCAGGTTCAAATGCTGACCCATACAAAATTATCAGAGAAGTTTCGAAATCATTAGATGCCTCTGAAAAAATTTTAGAAATTAAAACTAATATGAAATCTAATATAAATGTGTCAGGATTAAGTGAAAAATACCGAACCATTTCTAACGATGAGTTGTTAAAAGAATATAGAGAAGAATAATGGATAAAGAATGTGTATGTGGTGGGGCAGGCCCTTGTCAGTGTCCCACACCAAAAGTAGAACAAGTAAATCACCCACAACATTATGGCGGAGAAAACAACCCATACGAAGCAATCAAAGTAATTGATGCTTGGGAGTTAGGGTTTAGTTTAGGAAACACAGTAAAATATATAAGTCGTGCAGGAAAAAAAGGAAAAGATAAAGAACTTGAAGACCTCAGAAAAGCCCTCTGGTACATCCAACACCACATCGAAACCCTTGAAAAGTAAAACGGGTTTTGATAAGGAAATAAACGTATTAGATGCAATAACAACACCAAACGAATTAATCCGTGAAACCTTCATTAACTTCATGTGGGGGTTTCTTGGAAATTCTATAGTTGTATTTGCAGCAAAAGAACTGGACTTTTTAGTTTTAATTAACTACATTATTTATTACATATTGATTTCGTATATTGTGAATAGAAAAAAATATGAAACAATGTTGGGTAAATTTATAGTATTACCAGGGTCTGCAGCTATAGGTGCATTCACAGGGTATAAGTTAGCTCAAATAATCGCACAAACAATTTAGTTATGGAAAAATGGAACCCAAATGATTACCAAGGTCGAAGCCGAGACCAAGTGGAAAGAAATTACAGAGCTTTTGCTATTTTTTTAGCTTTAGCATGGTTAGTTGGGACCGGTATTGTCTTATACAAAATAATTGATTACATTTTTTAATCTATAATAATATGAAATACTACAAAATTATCCTTGCTGGTAAAGGTGCAGAACTTTACCCATTTGAATTAAACACTGAACAGTATGAAAAACTACGTGAAGGTGGTGTGGAACAAGACGAATTAGACTACGACCAAATATGTGAAATATTAGGTGTTGATTCATATTTTGATTCACCAAACGAAACCATCATGGGACCTTTTCCCCAAACATTTATTTTAAGAGTAGAAGATGAGGAAGGTAAAGTTGTTTATGAAACTGAGGTTTTAGATGTAGATAAAGTTGATTACGAAGAAAAACATTGTAGCAATAAAGCATTTTTAATCATTGAGGATTATTGTAAGGGTGAACAAGTTGTTTATGACATACCACTTGAAGAGGATTTTGATATTGATAAATTAAGATTAAAAGTCTATGATGTTGGTTGTAGAGTAGAGGTTATAAACGAAATTATATATGATGAAAAATCATACGAAATATATAAATCATATGGCGATACAACAAGTAAAGGATATTATTACCATTTAACAGCAGGAATATAAAAAATGATAGAAACAGAAAGAATAATTAATGGAGATTGTATTGAGGTGATGAAGACATTACCTGAGGGTTGTATTGACCTAATCGTAACATCACCACCTTATGGTGTTGGTATCGACTACGACGTTCACGAAGACGACATGGAGTTCAACGACTATGTTGAGTTTGCGAAGTCTTGGTTGACCGAAGCGTATAAAGTGTTAAAAGATGATGGACGTATTGCTTTAAACATTCCATACGAAATCAACAGACAGAAAAAAGGTGGTCGAATCTTTTTTGTTTCTGAGATGTGGCAGATTATGAAAGAAATTGGTTACGGTTTCTTTGGTATTGTTGACCTTGAAGAACAATCACCACATAGAAGTAAAACCACTGCTTGGGGTTCATGGATGAGTCCATCCAGTCCTTACATTTACAATCCAAAAGAATGTGTAATTTTGGCATACAAAAAACAGCACATTAAGAAAGTAAAAGGACAACCACAGTGGGAAGGAGTTCCAACCGAAATTGAACAGGAGGACGGAACATTAAAGAAAAAAATGGTTTATGAGGAAAACGATAAGAAAGAGTTTATGGAACTTGTGTTTGGTCAGTGGAATTACTTTGCAGATACTAAATCACTCACCAAGGCAACGTTCTCGATGGATATACCAACCAAAGCGATTAAGATATTATCCTACAAGAACGATATAGTCATGGACCCGTTTGCTGGAAGTGGTACTAGTTTAGTTGCGGCACAAATACTTGACCGAAGATGGTTGGGAATAGAATTAAGTGAAAATTACACAAACATAGCAAGAACAAGAGTAGATTACTTTAAAACATTAGAATTACTACAAGAAAACCCACCTTTATAGTGGGTTTTTTGTTTAAATAAGGTATTTATCTTTATGAGACAAATTATAACAGAATCTGGAATTAGGGATATTAACGATATTGCAAAAAGATACCCAAAGGCAAAAATATATTTCCACATAGATTTAGATGGTGTTACTACAGCATTAGCAATGAAAAACTACTTGGAACAATACGGTATTAAGGTTGTTGATGCTGAGGTTATTCAATACGGAGATAAAGAATTTGCTGTTAAAAAACCTGAAGCAGAAACTGATACGATGCCAGTTCTTGTTGACTTTGCTCACGGCAAACCAATGTTTGTTATTCATACAGACCATCACGACACACAAGCTGGTGTTGAAAAAGAAACTTCCACCTCGTTTAGACAAGCAAGGTCTAACGTAGAAACAATCTCACAGGTTTTATCACCAAAAGAAATATTCTCGGCGGAAGACGTACAATTGATTTCAACTGTGGATTCTGCAAATTACTTGGTTAATAACATTACACCCGATATGGTTATGAATTACATTTTTGATTATGATAAAGACAAAAGTGTAAAAAATAATAAAATGACTCTTGGGTTAGTAGTGAATAAATTATTATTGGCTTTCAAAAACAAACCAAAATTCTTGGAAACTTTGGTAATGGATGCTCAACCATCTTTAACTAGTATCTTCAATATTATTAAAAGAGAGATTAAAGATAAGGGTTATCCTGAACCCGGAGTGTTAAAACAAAACCAAGAAAAATATGTTGAGGCAATGAAAACCAATCCTAACGTAAAAGTTGAGGATGGTATTATTGTTCAATATGGTGGCGGACCATTTCATAAAGCAGGTTCATACGATAGATATACACCATTCAAAAACAATCCTGACGCTGACTTTATAATTATTGCTTGGCCTATGGGAATTGTTCAAGCATCTTGTAATCCATTTAAACAAGATAGAAAATTAAAAGGTATTAACTTAGGTGAAGTTAAAGATGTCGTATTATCAAAATGGGAAAGTAAGTTAAAAGAAAAACCAGTTTCTTTATATACAATCAAAAGAGTATCTGAAATGAGTGCGGGTGAAGGTTCAGTTGGATTCACATTTAAAGACTTTGTTGCAATTTATGGAGACAACTTTAAACAAAACAAAAAAGGTAAATTTTGGTTAGATAAAATTAAAGAAGCTTTAGAATCAAGATTCAAAGACCTTACACGTTTTGAAAGAGATTTATTAAAACATATTGAAGTTAGTTCTTGGGACATTATTCAAGCAAATAGTGGAGGACACAAATGTATCACAAACATATCTGGTTTAAATTATTTGGGTAAAGAAGAAGAGTTTGACCCATCAAAAGAATCACCATACGTTACTTTTACTAAAATGATTCAAAAGGAATTTTTCAATGTATTAAAAGGTATGATGGAAAATTCTAAAGACTAGAAAAACTTACCTCATCACCTTCACTGATACCTAAGTCTCTACAGGTATCACCGGCAACTTCTAATATCATATCACCAAAACCATCATAATTTTCACAACCGTTAACATTATAACAAGGTTGACAGTTGTGGTGTATCTTGGTAATCTTATTATTGTCCATCATGATTATATCTAACGGAACAATACAATTATACATCCAAAAACTTTGTTCACCACGACTTGGCATCATAAATAACATACCATTAAAATTTGAATTAAAGTTTTTACCCATCATACCATTTTCAATTGCGTTATGACTAACAACAACTTTACACTGAAAAATGTTATCTTTTATTTTAACTATCATATTTTTATAAATATCATTTAAAAAAATTAAAAAGTTTTAAACTTTTGGTTACCAAGTGTATATTTATAATTACTACAAAAAAATCATTTTTTTTATTTTAATATTTGACAAATCGAAATAATACTATTAGATTTGTAAAACAATTGGGAAACGTCCCATTGAATAAATTGAAATGTTGAATTTAAACTCTTAAATTATGAGTGAAAGCACTGAAAATGTTGTAGTAGAAATTTATTACTACTTCAACGACAAAAATCAGCGAATGTATACGTCAAACCCTATGTTCGCCGAATCAAGAGCTCAGTACTACGGAACAAATGAAGTTTTTGTAGAAAAAGTTTAAAAAAAGTTTGACAGTCTCAAATTAAATACATAAATTTGTAAAAGATTTGAAACTTATAGGTGATGAAAGATACTCGGTATTCAAATCACAACGTTCTTTGAAAGATGAAATTAGAACAAAATGTTCAGTTGAAACTTAGAAAAAAAGATTAACCCCCTTTTCTTTGAAGTTTGAAACATGAGTTCTTTGGGCGGTGTATAGTCCATTAAAATAAACTACGAAAGTAGGATAAAGTGAATCAGAAGTGTAACTGATTTGCGGTTTGAAAACCCGAAAGGGAATTTGAACTCGAGTACACAAGCGGGATACCGTTTGAGCTTTAGTATTGAGGGCAACGCTGTAAAGAAAGAGTTTAGACGAATGGGCGGTGTGGGTCGTCCGTTTGAGGTGGGAACACCAATAGGAATAACCCGTAGGAATATTGCAAAAATTAAGGTCATCCAACTTTAATATTGCGTGTTCCAATATGATAGGTTACTTAAAACCAAGTGGAAGTACCACAAGGTAAGAAGGAGAACGAGTGGTGTCGCTACCTTCCCTTACGGTGGTTTACCAAAACCCTGTAATGAAGTAGTCTTGAAATATGGAAATGGGGACATTTCAGAGAGTAGTTGAGTATTTCGTTGTCCAAAAGATAGCGAAGCCCGAGACGGACCACTACTTTCAAAATCCACGA